TTTCTCGGCGGCGGTCATGTGGTCACGCTCGTATGGCTTTTTCTTCCAGTCAGGTTTGGTCATCGTTCAACTCCTTTTCAACAGCCTTGTGATACTTCTCGTACTCCATGCCGAACAAAGCGTTCAGGCCGGGCATTAGTTGTTTGAGCACTTCAGCGCGGCTGAACGAGGGCGTTATCTTGCGGCAATACCTGTCGAGGTCTGCGCCTTTCAAATACAGCGCGCCTTCTTCCTCCATGACGATGACTTCTTTCTGGCGCAGGTTCTTGTACCAGCGCTCGTAGATACCCGCCATCTTGTAGTCGTCTTCTAAAGACTTGTAGTCCCGCTTCATGCCTTCCAGTTCTTCAAGCAACTGGGCTTTTGTTTTTCTGGTCATGGCTTTACTACTACCGCCTGCGGAAACACTGCTGCGACTTCTTGTGCAACAACGCCTTCGCTTCTAGACAGCATCTTCTCTATCAACGCGTCCACATACTCGTCGAGTTCTATACCCTTCAAGTAGCGTGCGCCTTCCGGTGACATGATGACCAGCTCTTGCAAACGCAGCGCGTAGTAGCGGTTTCTGTCCTTCAGGTTCTGTTGGAGTCTGTTGTTCACCTCTTGCAGCTTTCTCTGCAAGTAGTCAATGTGCTCTCTTTGGTCTATTTTTTCCATGCGATTCTCCTGTGGTTATAAAAGTGAGGGGGAATGTAGATTCCGCGCCCCCTCGGTTCGCGGTCGGGAGGTAGGTGGTGGGCAACTAACCCGGTGAAGCTGAGAACCCACCACCGCAACAACGCAGTCACATCTACAAGGATCGTGCGCGTCACTCTGCATGAAGCATCTCAGCTTCTAGATTCGAGTTCGATCAGTAGTTCGATGTAGTGCTTGGCTTTGTATAAATCTTCAAGCCCGTTCTTTGCACGCCAGCGTGTGATGTATTTGACAACGTTGCCTTCGCAAAAGCCAAGGCCGTTTGAGTGTATGTATTCGACAGGCTGAATCGCCTTGTCCTTGTAGTGATCGCCACCGTGTTGATGTGATAGTGCGCTCATAGCAATGCTTCTCCTAAATCGTTATGTTGGTTATTCTGCACTTGTTTGTGCAGTCGTTCAAGTAATCTTCCGTCTACTCTTGTGAACGGCCATGAACTTTGCACGTCCGATAACCCCAGCTTTGAGGGCGTTCTCTCGTTGCTTTTCTTTGATGACCTCTTGGGGGACAAGGATTTCTTGTGTAGTGAATTTGTGGTAGTTGGCACACTCTCTCCTTCTTCGGTACCCGTATGTGGGTGACTCTTTTGTTTCTTTAATCAGCGTCCACGCGCCGCACTCTGGGCATTTCATGCTTGTGTTCCTTTGCTTTTTCTAGTGACCAAAAATAAAGGTTGCATTTAGTGCAACTCCATATGGTGTACTCCCTGACCCGACAGGTAAGTTCACGCACACCAGCGGCGTTCTGCCTCCAGCGTGTGTCCCCTGTGTAGGTCTTGACGGTTTGAATCACAGGATTCTCCGCTCTGCCTTGTTGCACTTCTTGCAGAAGCGTAGTTGCGTGTGTGTACCTACACCGGGGTGTTGCACAGCTTCCCACATACCCCAATCATGGCGGCACCAATCGTTGTTCAGCCAGCGTTCAAAGAGCGCCTTGGCGATACACCACACCCCTGCAATAGCCGCAGTCAAACCAAACGCAAAAACATAAAACCAAAAATCCATCATCGTTTCATCCCCCTTACAAACGCCGCAAAGCTAGCGGCGGTATCACCCAACGCAGGCATCATGTCGAACGCATTAGCGACCTCTTCCAATACCTGATTACGGTATGGGTCCAACTCCTTCTTGTGCTCGATCTGACGCTTGCGCCAGCCCCTAGCTTGTTCACGCTCGATGCGTGCGAACTCGTCATCTTCGTCTGTCATTTCTTCTCCTTTGGTTGTGTGGCCATAGCGTGCAGAACATCTTCAACAAAACCCATATGGTTGCCGGACCAAGCATCCCACGTCGCTCGCTTTGTTTGGTTTATCGTCAGGTCGCCGTTGATGCTGTTCTTCAGTAGCTCGCCCATCTCAGCGCAACTAGCTGTGAACTGCTTCGGTGCTTCTTGGTCAGGGCATATCGTGTACGTGTAGGGTAACTTAGCCATTGTTCTTCTCCTTGAGTTTGGCTTCCGCCCACCATACGGCAGACTGCCATGCTTGTAAAGTTACCCAAGACTCTTTACAGCCTTCCTTAATTTCCTCATCCGTCAGCCCTACCCATGTGCGCTGTGGTGGGGTGGTGTAGAGAGGGATTACGTCATCCCAAACTTTTGATTCGTAATAAATGCGAATTCCATCCTCGTTCCTGTACCACGCCACAGGCTCACCCTTTACTTTTGCTGATGTTTTTAGCCGTTCAGCAATTTGGCAACCTTTCCCTGCATGACAGTCGTGAGCAATTCCTCCATAACAACAAGGCTCATCCTTCGCTTCTAGTGCGGCTTTAATGGCGGTAAATGTTTCTTTGTAAAGAACTTCGCCAGTGTTTTCGTAGTGTTTCATTCCCAAATCTTCCAACGCCTCCAATGCAAGGTGTAATGCTTCGTCTTTAGTCATAGGTCTTCTCCTTCTCGGCAACAATTCCACAAGCTCCAAACCAAGCCATTCCACCAATCAAGGCAATAGGCCAGTACAACCACGCAGGTAAAAATTCAAATGACGCTGAGACAACAAACGGCAAAATGATGATGTGTAAATACGCGCTTTGTTTCCTAGTCATTGCTTTCTCCTTAATTAAATTGTTCTTTTGGTGGTGCGTCGAGGAGATTTAAAAAGCCGAAAAAATCGTTTGCCGCCAGCATGAGCTGCGACGCCTCCATCTCGTCACAGTTTAGGGTGACGACTCCTGCCATTGAATCTTCGGCTCTTCCAATCACGACAACGGCTTGCGCCTTGCCTTCTCCGTAACACATCACTAGCTTGTGGATCAGTAGCTTGAAGTGCGCTTGCTCTTGGTCTGACATCGCCTCGACCCTGCGCTCAAGCTCTGCGTCAGTCATAGAGTACTCAGCGTCTAGGTAGCTCATCGCGTAGGCCCTCCAGTAGTAGCTTCAAGTCATCGAGGTTGTGCTCACGGGCGATGAAGACTGTTCCACCATGGTTGAGGATGGCGTTGAGCTCTCGGTCTTGAAGAGCTGTTGTCTGCCCTTTGCCTGCTTTGCACTCGATGGCAATGAAGTGTCCGTCCATGCACCCAACGATGTCAGGTATACCCGCTCGGCCGAAGCCATTAGCAGGGGGCATGAAGTGGTAGATTTTGAGTTCATCAAGTAGTTTCCGTACGTTTGCTTTTACTTTTGCTTCAGGTGTCGAGGCCATAGTCACTCCACGGGTTCATATGTCATTTCAAAAATGTCAGGCTTGCATGGGTAGTGCTCGCCCTTCACACCAGTGATGATGAAGTCGCCGGGAGTCACGTAGTGAGCACCCTCAAGGGTGTCAACCCAAAAGACAGGCATCCCACTTAACTTGCCGGAAACCACTGCGGGGTGGTCGCCATCCTTGAACCACTGCGTGGCTTCGATGACCACGGGCTTCTTTTTAAATTTGGCCATCGCGCTCTCCATTTGCTTCAACGTATCTTGTCAGGTTGACTTCGGGGTTGCCAAAAGTTTTGCCATCGTTGGCGATCTCTCGGTTGAGTAGCTCAAACGCTTTCAGTATGGTGCGTACCCCATACAGATCAACTGTCTTCTGCACATCAGGCAACATAGCCGCGCTTGGGTCTGACGACAGTATGAGGTACAAGAGCCGCAACGCTACCCAGTCTTTCTTCTTAAGATTTTCCATCTTGCACCTCAATCAGTTTGTCTAAGTAGTGGCGGGCTTTGCGTAGGTCATCGACACCGCCTTTGTCTTTCCAGCGGGACACGTACTTTACTATGTTGCCTTCAAGGTAGCCAAGGTTATTTGCCACGATGTAGTCCCAAGGCTGTACGGCCTTGCTCTTGTAGTGAGTGCCCGCTACTTGCACATCGTTGGCTGTAAGAGCTTGTATGTGGTCAAGCGCTTGTATGTGCTTGCGTGTGGTCTCGTGAAACAGATCAAGCTGATCGCTTGTCGGTATGGGTGGTTTAGTCATTGATCTCTCTCTTTCTTTTTAAGAACACGGCATCCGCAGGGTGGCGTAGCCGCTCGATCTCATTGTCGTAGAACTGCTTGGGCATGGGTGCTTTCTTCTCAAGGAGTTCGCGTAGCCACTCAGCACCGCCAAGCTGTTTGAACATGATCCAATGCCTGTCGGACATACGTAAGTACCTGTGCTTGAGTGGCTCGGGTGGTTTAGGTCTAGGCATTGCGCTTCATACTCCTTACAAATGCGGCAAAGCTGGCGCTTGTGTCACCAAAGGGCATCTTATCGAACTCAAGCGCTACTTCTTCGAGCGTATCGTTACGCACAACTTCGTGAAATGATTCGACAGAATCTTTTTTCCTTGCGCTAACGTAGTCTTGGATGTCATCGTCATCGTCGTGCATATTAACCTCCAAACATCTGCTTCAAGTGCACATACAACTCACGCGCCTGATACACAGTCATGTTGCCAATGATGTCTTCGGGTGTGCGGTTGCGCACGATGGTCGTTGCCATGCGCTTAGGCGCGGCCGCAATACCGCCCATGGCGTAAGCTGCAGCATCCATTGCTTCATCATGCGTGAGGGCACGGTTTTCTAACTTAGCCCGCAACAGCGCACCGATACCTGTCGTAGGTTTCTTCTCTACCTTGGCTTTCTTCTTGACGTAACCAACGTTCTTGATTGGTATGTACTCAGGCACATCTACGTACCAGAGGTCATTGGTCTTGTGAATCATCTTAGCCTTATTCATCTGAGAGATCAAAGCGGCCACCGATGCTTTGGTAAAGCCCGTGTGCTCAAGGGCAATGATGATTTCTTGGCGAGTGGAGCCGGGATTGTCTTTGATGTAGTTGAAGGTTGAACGTGAGACGTTGTTGGTTACGTTAAATAGGTTTGTCATGGTTGGTGCTTGAGAAGGTGCGGATACAGAGTTGGTGATAGTAGTGTTGATAGTAGAAGATGGGGAGGAAGTCTCCCCGTCATCATCCCACTCCTGCAAGGTTCGGCTAAGAGCGGATTTAAGCGCAGTTTGAATGTCAGGCATTTGAGGTTCCTCCAGTTAGTAGCATGACGATAACGATGAAAGCAATAAGTCCTACGGACTGTATTGTTGTGAGCGTAAGCTCATCCATGCCTTGCTTGTCGCCAAGCAAGACGGACTGAACCCAAGTCTCCTCGGGCGTAGCGGCAGGGGGTGGGGGTGTGTAGAGCAAGCCAATCTTGACCTTGCCCGTATCGTAAGGTGTGTGCATCATTATGTTCTCCTTGGGGTTGATATTATTTGTCTAGTGTTGGACATAAGTCAATAGGGTCTCCAATAAAAAAGATCGGCCATAAGTATAAGTACCGCTAACAAAAGTAGTACTCTCTCGAACTTTTCCCAGTTAGTCATCATGCTTCCTCCCCTTCTGTTGGTGTTACGCCAAGTGTGCGCATG